CCACTCCAACCGGATGCGGCGGCGTTGCCACTCCAACCGGATGCGGCGGCGTTGCCACTCCAACCGGATGCGTTTTCCTCGGTTGCGCTCTCGCACTTGTCAAACACAAACCGCACACCGGCGTTGATAACGCCTTTCAGCCCGATCTCTGCGCTAATCTTAATATGTTTGCCGCAAACCTTACTGTCAGTGCTGTTGCGTTCGCCGTTGTCGTCCACATCAACCTCGCAGTACCGGCTATCTGTCGGTCTATAGTACCGGAACGTGTCCAGCGGGTTCTCGCAGGCGTGGAATCCCTTTTTGCAAAGGGCGGCGTTTGCCTCCTCGTACTCTTTTCCCACCTCGTACTGGAATCCTTTGCATTTCAGGTCCTTGTCAAAGCCCTTGTATGCTTTCATCGTCTTTCCCTCCGTTTGTGTTACTTCCCGTCCAGTTTGTCCACCAGCCGAACAAACCAATAACTCACCGTTGCGGCTCCGATGATGACCAAAGTCAATGTGTACCCGTCCATGTTTACTCCTCCTCTATCCCCAGCCACCGCAGAAACGGCATCCGGGGGATTTTCGTCCTGTTGCCAACCCGCATTGTCGGGAATCCAAGCTGTGCGGGGTTGTGCCTCGCTGCGTCCCGTATCGCTTGCGGGTCACAATTCAGCAGCTCCGCAACCTCTGCCGGTGTCAGATACAGCTTATCCGAATTCCGTACATCATTGATTGTCACGCTTCTCACCTCGGTTCGCCGCCCGAATAGCGTCCGCAGCGGCCTTGATCTCTTCCTCCGACACGCCGTAAAGCTTCGCCATTTTCTTGTAGTACTTCCGTGCCGGTGCCCAGTCGCCGTATTCCCAGTGCCTTACGCAGGACTGGTCAACAAACAGTTTCTTGCCGACCTGCACGCAGGAAAGATTTGCTCTATCCCGCATTTCTCTCAATGTCAAGTTGCGTTCCCTCCTTATGTGTGAGATTTCATTGGCTGCGGCGGAGCGTTCGTGCTATAATCGCCTTGCAGGAGTGCAAAGACATCGATTCTTGCTGTTAAATCCCCTCCCCGCCCGGTGCGGAGGTCGGGAGGGGAAACTCCTGCACCCCGCCGCCTCGTGTTACCGCACGAGACGGTTTTTCTATCCTCGCCGCAGTCAACGCCCACCGAAAACTCATATTCATGAGGTTTCACACTTGACACTCCACAAAAACTGCGGTACAATACCTTCGCCAAAAGAAATTGTTAAAAGCCGCTTTCGTGGGGGCTGGTGTTTTTGTACCCTTTTTCGGTGGGGCTGATATAAAGATACCTCATAATTCTCATTTTGTAAATAGTGAAATCTCATTTTTCTCACTTTTGGATAATCTCACAATTTTCAGGAGTATTTTTTTATGTTTTGGTCAGTCTTTGTCGGCCTATGCGCAAAGCGTGGAGTATCGCCCAATGCAGTTGCAAAAGAACTCGCCCTGTCATCTGGGTCTGTTACTTCGTGGAAAGGCGGGGCGATTCCAAGGCCAACAACGATAAAGAAAATTGCGGATTATTTCGGCGTTTCACCGGATTTGTTTTTGGCAGAAACGGATGACCCGGGCATAAAAAAAGCCCCCGGCATAAATGCCGAGGGATTCGTGCCGACTATGAAGGATTGGGAAGAACAGGCTGAAAACTGGACGGATGACCAGATTCTTGAGGCCATGCAGAAGCTTGTAGAGATTCAGCAGAGGAGGCGCAGCGATGGGCGTTGAGCTGACAAGAAGCGCAAAAAAGGCGCTGGCAACTCTCTACACGCATTACTGCCAGCGCCGGGCATACGGGCAGTCGAAGCAAAACTCCACATTCTTCATGCCGATTCCAGAAGCAATAAAGGATGGGTTACAGGAGATTTGTGCTGCCGGATATGCCGAGTATTCTCGTTTTGGTGGTGTTGTCCTGACGGATGTGGGCATTGCCTACATGGATAAGCAAGACCCGGAAACCGTCCTCATGTGGGATTTACATGACGGACAGATCATAACCTAACTTGTTTTTCACAAATGCGGCGAAGTCACTGGCTTTATACAGGTTAGGCGTAAGCAGTGCGTTAGACACGCTGAGCCGGACACCGTACATATCAGATTTGAAGTCAATCTTATCTCCGATAAGCGGTGTTCCATTTACGAGGACGAATGTCTTCTCGCCGTCAGATGCAATCAGGACTTTTGCGTTTGATAATTCCATTTTGTTCAAGCTCCTTCCATAGTTCGATTTGTTCTTCTTCTGTCAGTGTACGCAGTGCGGACAGGAAATCCGCTTTGGCGTGCGCAGGATGCTCTTTTCTAATTATACCATATTTCTTTTCGATTGCAAACATTCGTTCTATTCCTCCGCATTAAGTCTTTTCACCTATACACGCCAGAGGTGGGTTTGTTGCCCTGTTTCGTGCAACAAAAATAAAAAAATTAGAAAATTTGTTCGATTTGCCCACCCCGCCCCCGCACCGGACAGGGTGGGCTTTGCCCACGAATCACCTATCGGCTTATCGTTTGCATCGCCACCATATCAAAAACAAATCGGGCAGTGCAATCCCCAAAAGGGATTTTTACAATATTTGCACGGCAATAAAAGGGTAGATTATGCCCAATAAGGGGAAAGAGGTATGAAAACGCTGAGAGAAATTTGCAAAGAAGCAAAGGTAAGGCAAGGGATTACCACGCAGCAGCTGGCAGACGAAACGGGGATTTCTATTTCTACCATCAACAACTATTTTGCATCGGCATCCAAAGCCCCAAGCGTGTATAACGCCGGTGACATTTGCGCCGTTTTGGGCGTGTCGCTGGATCGGTATTTTGGCATCGTCGAAAATGTCCCCGCAGAAAAACAGCTGGAGGAGTTAAAACAAAGCAGGGAATCGGAGATAAAAGCTGCCAAATTAGAGGGCAATGTAGAGAGCATGAAGAAAACCATAGACTTGCAGCACAAGCGCATCAAGTCGCAGCAAAGGGTAATTTATATCACAATATCCGCGCTTATAATTGTAATGCTCTTGTTGGCCGTATATGTGTTTCTTGATTTCCGCGCAAAAACAACGGGAATGATTATCGGCGGGGGTTCAAGCGTGTTTGCGTGGGTGCTTATCGCCGTACTGCTGGCCGGGAGCGCAGTAACGATTGCGGCCATGATTACGGTTGTACGCATATCAAAGGAGTAACACAATGGCAAATTGTATTAAATGCGGCGCTGAGCTTATGCCGGGGGCGGTGTACTGCCATGCGTGCGGCAAAAAACAGGTGGCTGAAAAGAGAAAAGGCCGGTCACGACCAAACGGTGCAGGAAATGCCTACAAAAGAGGAAAGACATGGACAGCCCGTGCAGCTGGATATTCCTACACAGCGCAGGAAGCGGACGGTAGCCATAGGCTCATTCGCAAACGGCCCACAAAGGGCGGCTTCCAGACAAAAACAGAAGCCCTGAAATGGGCGGCGGCCCAACTGCCGGGAGAGGGTCAAAAAGCATCTCCTACGCTTTTAACCCTGTGGCAAGGCTGGAGCGAAAACGATATGCAAAAGCTCTCCACAGATAAGCAGGCAGGCTACAAAAAGGCACGGGAGCGCCTTGAGCCTATTATATCACGGAAAATCGATACACTTTCCATAGATGATTTACAGGCCGTTGTCAACGAACAAGCCACATCCTACTACACGGCCCGTGACATGAAATCCTTGCTGTCACACCTATACAAAAGGGCGATGGCCAGCAACGGTGGAAATGGCACAGTGACAGTAAATCTGTCCCGTTTTATTGTTCTGCCGGAGCTGGTGGAAAAAGAACCAGAACCGTTTACAGAGCAGGAAGTAAATTCCATGTGGGAAGCGTGGGACAATGGGGAACTGTTTGTGGGTTATATGCTCCTCATGATTTACACATCCATGATGCCTGGAGAATTGTTCGCCTGTAAATCCGACATGATCGACTACGGAAAGCACGAAATATACGGATGCGGAAGGAAAACAAAAAAGCGGAAAGACACCCCAATTGTATTCCCGGTTTTTATGTCCCCAGTGATACAGCGATTGGCAGAATCTGCATCACCGGAAACACACCTACTGTATAGCGGCTATGAAAACAAATTCTATGAGGAATACCATGCTACCACCAAGAAACTTGGAATCCGGGATTTGCCTCCTTACTCCTGCCGCCACACCACAGCAACAGAAGCTGTAAAGAAAGGCGTGGAGTTGCCGGTCGTCCAGCAGATCATGCGTCACTCCAAGCTTGCGTCCACTCAAAGATACATTCATGTGTCTACGGAAGCGGCGCACAGGGGAGTAAATCAGCTCGAAAAATAAGTCCTCTTTGTGGGCTACAAATGGGCTACAAAATCTCCGCAAACCATTGATTTATAGCGGGTTTGATTTACCCTGCTAAGGGAGTAGGCCGTCAAAAGCGGCGCGAGGGTTCAAATCCCTCCTTCCGCGCCAAATCCCCGGAAATCCTTGTAAATCAAGGGTTTCCGGGGATTTTTTATCGCCCTATACGGGCTACTTGTAGGGTGAAGCGTTGCGCAAAATTGTGCCAAGTTGTAGTAAATTGCTCTGCGTGGGCTACATCATGGGCTACAAATTTTACCCAGCAATCAGCCGTTACGATACATGCTTTGGCAACTCTTTACATCCTTGGCCTTGTCGATTTGCTTCTCGTGCAGATAATCATAGATAGCCTGCATGGCCACAGGCGGTTCGCCCTTCGTCTTGCGATACTGCTCGATCTGGCGAACAACTTCTCCGTGCAGCAAATCCATGTGTCGCATTTCTTCCGTGGACAAATCGTAAAACAGTTTCGCAAGCGTGGGGTCGGATTCCTTGTACTTGAGGGCGCACTTTGCATATACTTCTGCATCGTGGATTTCGCTATCGATAAAATTTTCTAATTTTTCAATAACTTTCATCCCGCACCTCCGTCAGATGCGCTGTACCCGAAGGGCAACATTGCTGACGGTGGATGCAGCGCCGGTCAACACCAAAGACAGGGCAGAGCCGGACGCACAACACGCTTGCCGGACAAGAGCGGGGAATGCCAGCGCAACAGGTGCGCCAGCCGCAGCGTTTGCGGAAGCTGTTGCGCCGGGGACAACAACGCCGTCCTTGATAAGCGTTGCGGTAACCGTCCCAGCAGCCGTGGGGGCAACGGTAACGGACACATCAACATCATAATAGCCCTTGCCAATGATGTTGACGGCATTCCCGTTCAGGGAAATATCGCAGCCGTAGCGGCGGATAAGACTGCCCAGGGGGATGACGCCGTTTACGGCAACCTCCGTGGGGGTCTGCATAGCAGTGTAAATCGCAGATTTGCAAGACATTATAAAATCTCCTTTCAAAATAAAGAGGGCGGGACACCAGCCCCGCCCATAACCCGGCCAAGAGGGGCCTTTCGCTTTTGTCAGATGTTTGCGCCGCAGCAGCTATTGCAGCCGCAGAAGGGGGAATTGCCGGCATTGTAGGTGTAGCCGTTGGGATAGCGAACCACGCCATACATCCGATTGTCCATCTCAAGGCTGGCAATGCGGGCGGACTGCTCCGCAATGCGCTGCTCAAGCTGGGACTTCTCCAGAGCCGCAAACTTGGCTTCGATGTTGGCGTTTACGCCGTCAATCGACCGCTGGGTTTCGCAGCAGCACTGCGCCATCTGGCTCTGGATGCTGTTGCCGGTCTGCATGATGGCCATGTTGGTGCCGTTCTGCGCCAGAGCCATCTCCTTGCCGAGCTGGCCAATGTTGCCCTGCATCTCGTAGCCAAGATTGCAGATGCCGTTTCCGATGTTGGTCAGGCGGTCGTTGATCTGTCCAAACTGCTGGCCAAACAGAATCTCCTGCTGGCTGGCGGCGGTGGCATACTCCCCGAACTCACCCTGACGATTCCAGCCATTTCCGCCAAAGCCGAACATGAACAGGAACAGAACCACGATAAGGAACCAGCCAGAACCCCAGCCGTTCTCGTCATTCGCTCCCCGTGTCACAGCGGCGATATCGCTAAGGGACATACCGTTCTCCATGTGGGAAACTCCTTTCATAATTTTTTATAAATAAACCGTGTCGACCCGGCCTATTTCAGGAATTGCACAAAGTCCTTTGCTTGTTTCTGCAAATCAGCAAACTGCTCTTTGCTCATTTGCCCGGAAGTTAGTAACCGCTCGATTTCCTGCTGTGCCTTTTGCGGGGTCATGTTCGCTGCAAATTTTCGGAACTCTGCCACCATCGCAAGGGGATTATTCGGCTTTCGGCTTCCGCTTCCCATCAGCATTTGCATCATTGGATTTGCCATTGATCGTGTCCTCCAATCTCTTTACGCGCTCTTCCAGACTACTTACATCCACAGGAGGTGCGGCCTGATACGGAGAAACTGTGTAAGGCGTTACCGTTGCATACCCAGCTCCGTCTGTCTGCTTCATCCACACAATGGGGTCGTTCTCATCCATCAGCAGAATAGAGCTGTTGGGGGCCATTCTGAACGCATCTGCGCCGTTTCTCCCATTTACCCTTGTAATTTGACACCCGAACGCTTGCGGCGCTCCTGCGGCGTTCTGCGGGGCATAATTGCCGTATTGCCCGTTATACCCCATCGGCTGATACGGATTCTGGTAGTAAGGATTAAATGCCATCAACATACCGTCCTTTCTTCACGGAACAGTTCGGCAAAATATACATATATCCGCAATTCTTCCTGGTCGGGGAATAGTTTCAGGATATCCGCCGCCATTTGCTCCGTGTAACCGCAGGCGATAAGCCGGTCATACATTTTGCCACCTTCTTTCTGCCTTTATGATACAAAAAAACAGGCACCTGAAAGTGCCTAAAAAGTGTCAGAAAAGTGCAAAAAGCCCCCTGCCAATTAAGGCAGGGGGTTAAATAGCTCCTGTGCAATTTTGTGGTATGCTCTACACCTATACCGCTTGACAGTATCTACGGACATATTACGCTCTATAGATACCTGCACACAGCTTTTCCGGCGCACGTCGCAATCTATGACGATCATTTCCTCGGTCTCTGGGAGTAAAATCGATTCCACGAGGGCAATAGCGCGCTTTGGCGGCAAATTTGATAAAAAATTTCTTACGGCCTTGTGGTTGCTGTTCATCGGCAAAACAATAGCCGTGGAGGTGCGGATGTTTATGCACGGGCGTGAGGCCGGCGTAGCGGTGTCCTCTGCGCCCTCCAGTGGATTATTTTACCCCTTATTTCAGCAGGAAATTCCAGCTGGCGGCACCGAGGATGCCATCCACGCCGAGGTCGTGGTCAGCCTGCATCCGGCGCAGACCAGCCTCCATCTTGGGGCCGAACAGCTTGTCGCCGCTCCAGATCTCATCCGGGTAATAGCCCTTGTCCTTCATCAGCAGCATGGCGGCCCGGACATCGTTGCCCTCCATGCCACGGCGCAGCATACGCAGTTCCATGTTGATCGTCTCCTCCTTCGTCGTCGGTGCGGGTGCGGGCTTGGGCTGCTCGTTCAGCAGCGCCTTGACGCTGGCCTTGAACGCCTCCCACTCCGCATTGTTCTTCCCTGCCATCTGCCGGGGGCAGGACTTCCCGGTCACGTCGTAGTGTCTCAGGACGTAGGTGTCCACGCCGGAGATGCCCAGCAGCTTGCACAGCTCCGCCGTCAGTGCCGCAGCGTTGGCCTTGGTGCGCTCGGAAACATGGTAGTGCCCGGAGCAGCACATCTCGATGGAGATACTGTTGGTGTTGCGGCAGAGGGGATGTACCGGAGCGGGAGAGCCTACCGCCCACGCCCGGTCACAGGCCGGTACGGACTGGTAGATGCTGTCCTCATCCACGAAGTAGTGTGCGCTGGCCTCCCGGTCGCCGCCCGCGAAATACTTGCAGTTTGCCTCGGCGGTGTCGCTGACGTTGCCCGTGTAGTGCAGCACCACAAAGGCCACGTCCCGCCCGCCCAGCCGGTCATAGGTCTCCTTGCTGGCCGGGATGCTGGTGTTGATGGGGATGCCGCCCGCCTTGGCAATGGGATATGCGGCAGTGATGCGCTTACCCATATCTCACTCCCCCTTGCTCAGCTGCTTGACAGCCTGATTGATGCCGGTGGCCGCCAGACCGCTGACGATGCCCACGGCAATGGCGGTGATGGGGTCACCCGCCGGGAAGTCCGGGATGGGTGCCAGATAGTAGCTGACAGCCCCCAGCAGACCGCCGCAGACCCCGCACAGGATGGGGATCCACTTGTCGTTCATGCTGCTGGCCTTGCCCACCATCCCCACGAGGTAGGTGATGACGGTGATGACCGCCACGCTTGCGATGCCAAAAGTTTCCATAATTGCTCCTTTCATTTTTTCGGCGCTTTACACGCCGATGATCTGACTTGCATAGCTGCTCCAATTGGCAGCGGCCTTCCACTCCTCCTCCAAGGCGGAGGGAACAAGAATCTTGAAGTCTGCATGGGCGTTCTGGAACACAGACGCCCCCAATGTCGGAACCGCTGTACACTCCGTGCAGTCGCAGACCTTGAGGTTGTAGCAGTTTGCGAATGCTTGATTCCCAATTGCAGTGAGTGCGGGGGGAAGGGTTATTGATGCGAGACCTGTACCCTGCTTAAATGCATAATCTCCAATTGAGGTCATTCCAGAAGGGAATGTCGTCAATGCTATCTTTGGGCAGTACTGAAATGCGGCTGTTGGTAATGAAGTAAGTCCAGAAGGGAGACTTGTCAATGCGAGCCTTGGGCAATTGTTGAATGCATATTGTCCGATTGAGGTAATTCCAGAGGGTAGGGCCGTCAATGATAGTTGGTAACAATTTAGAAACGCAAAATCTCCGATTGAAGTAATCCCAGAAGGGAGACTTGTTAGTACCATCTTTGAACAATTCCTAAATGCGTACTGTCCGATTGAGGTAATCCCAGAAGGGAGACTTGTCAATGATAGCCTTGGGCAATCCCTAAATACATAATCTCCGAGCGAGGTAATCCCAGAAGGGAGACTTGTTAGTGTGAGCATTGAACAATCAGCGAATGCATAATCTCCGAGTGAGGTAATCCCAGAAGGGAGACTTGTCAATGATAGCTTTGGGCAGCGATAAAAACCATTATCACCAATTGCAATTACATTGTCTGGCATATCTACTGATGTCAATTCCGCCAAATAAGCGAATGCATACTCTGGAACAATTGTTCCTCGAAATTTAGCAGTAAACACTCTACCAGAACTGTCGAGGGACGTATACTCTATATAAGGGCCTGTCGGTGGTGCTAAAAGGGCACCGGTCACGCCGCCGATCACCACATCCTTCTTGATGTTCTCGGATAGTAGGGTGTCCGGTTTTTGAATCGTCACCTTACGCATTCCTTTGCTGCTGGTGGGCAGGATGACTTGATTGCCGGAGGGCATAGACAGCTCCACCGTCCGCTCCTCGGTAGCAAGCACCTCCATCACCTGACCCATCTCAGCATCCAGAGGGACTTCCCCGCCGAAAGTGACTGCGAAGTCATCGCCGGGCCGGAACGCTACGTCAAACTCGATCATAGCGCACCATCCCGGAGAATACGCTCCACCGGCACCGTGAATACCTGAGATGCCATGCGCTGCGCCCCCACGCCCACCCGGAGCTGCACTTGGGCCTCCCGGCCCGCCCCGGCGGAGAGGGAGAGCGTCTCCTCCTCCGTCAGCGTACACGACACGGTCTTACCCTCCAGCGTCATGTCCGCAAGGCCCTTCTCGATCCTCACCACGCCGCCCTGCGCCACGGCCAGCGACAGCGCCGTGATGCTTCCCGTATCAATAGGGAACCGGAAGGTCAGCGTGGGCGTTGTACCTCGATACATGGGTATCCCTCCTTACAATTCCTTGGTGATGTGCGCCTCCAGATTCAGGTGCTTGTCGAGGTGGGTCAGGGCGTCCTTGCACGGGCCGTTGCAGCCCTGCTCGATCAGCCCCTGCAAGGCTCCCCGCAGGCCGTAGCAGATGATGGTCAGCTCGTCCTGCATACGGATGATCTCGGCGCTCTGCCGCCGGTCTCGCTGCACCAGCTTCACCACCCAAGCCACCACGCCGCCCAATACCCCCAGCGCCGTCACCACAGC